ATCAAACACAGCTTCATCATCGCCACCGCCCGAATGCTTTTTAGGTGGTTTACCGCAACGATAAAAGTTTAAAATAGCCTCGACTGTTTCTTCGTTCATCGGGCAAGGCTCTTTGAATATAAGTCGCTGTATTTCTGCGAGTATTTCAGCCGATAGTGTATCATCAATTTGATTAGTAAGTATAAGCTCGAATTTAATCCACACTCTAAAGTCGGTGTTGATTTTATAATCTACACCCGACACGGTTATTGTATCGGGTGTTTTGTCACAAAGCAGATTCATTACTTTGTCGCCGGTTTAAGTGTCTTTTTGTAATGATTGTACTGCTTATGCTTTTTGCCTCTGTGATTGTTAATCGCATTTGCTTTACCCTTATACATATTGCCGAGTTTTGCTCCGAGGGCATTAACCGCCTTGATAACATCCTCATAAGCATTAAGGCAAGTTGTCAGATTTACTGATTCGCCAAATACCTTTTTAGCTGTGCTGTCACCGAAAACTTCATCAAAAAAGTTGAAAACAGCAGTACACTGAGCACGGATAAGCTCTGACTGGCGTTTGCCTTCGGGATGTAAATCGTCCATTGCTTTTGCGACATTATCGTGAGCGTGCTCGTAACGCTCCATAGCAAGCGCATCGGCAACATCAATGTCAGGTAAATTTACACCGTTAATAACCATATTTTATACCTCCGAAGTTTTTGCTGTAAATGTCTTTGTGGCTGTGTCAAAAGTACCCTCGACAGGATCTCCTTTTGCAAGGAAATTGCCACTGCAGCCCATTTCGCCGTCATCATTTGTAAAACTTGCAACCTCAACCGCAACACGGATTTTGCGTGCGTGATAAGTGGTTTTGCTACTCTCTCCACTCACCGGCTGGTCAAGGTCAACAATTACATAATCTGTTTCAGCGTCTGCTCCTACAAGCTGTTTTTCACCGATATTGATAATGTAATTGATTGCGTCCTGCTCACGGATCTGGTCAACCTCAAATGCCGTTGTCCAATCATAACCGCTGATTGATTTTGTAGCAGACTTGTCGCAAACATATTTGCGGCTTTTTGTCTGTGCGGCAGGTGATTCATCAAGTGTCTTGGCACCTACACCGAGCAGAGAAAAGTTCGGCGATTTATTTGTACCGCCACAGTCAAGGTAGTTAGCCTGCATACGCCTCTGTCTGATTATTTCGCCCATTATTTTTTACCTCCAATTTTAGTATATTTAAGTTGGCACTGTATTTGATATCGTGCCGATTTTGTGTCATTGTCGATTGCATACCCCGATGACAGCACCTTAACGGATAAAGGGGTTAAACCTTCGGGCAGTTTCGGCAGTTTGCCGTTTAAGTCCTGTTCGGCAATCCACTCTTGTAATCTTTCATAAAATTCAAGATTTGCCATATTGATTGATTCATCGGGACTGTAATTTTCACGGCTTGCAAAGATAAAAAGGTACTGGCATTTAGCAGAGCCGTCAATGTACTGCTTTAGTACAGTTTTGCACGGCACAACCTCAATGCTGTACTGTTCGGGGTCTTCGCCGAGATAGTCAACATTAAGGTCATTATCAACCTCTAATACATCGCAATCGGCAAACCACCTAAACAATGATTTAATGATTGATGTTTCCATTATTTTCTATTTTCCTCCGCTTTTTTCTTTGGCGGTTTTTATAATATCGTCAAGGTGATCTGCTTTCATTCGCTCAAACCAAAACTTGCCCCTTAGACCACCGCTTGCAGTACCCTGTTTACCTTTGCCTGCGTTTAGGTAGTAATTGGTATGTGCATATACAATATCGTACATTACCTCACCACTACCTATCTTTGTGCCACGGATACCGCTCTTGATAAGTTTGCCGGTTTTAAAAGGTACATATGGAGTAGAACGGCGAAGGACTTCGCTGTCCACAATTTTTTGAACCTTGCCACTCGGCTCAAGACCACGGCCTTTAAGCATTGTTTCTGTGGTATTAAAAAGCAGTTTAATAATCATTTAACCACCAATTTAATATGCTTTGAAAAAGCACTTGCCGACAGATTTTCGGTGACCTGCGTAATCTGCTGACCGCCTGCGTCAAGGATATCCTTAACAGTAATTACATCAAGGTCAACCAAGCCTTTTACAACATAATCTCCCTTTTTTAGGGAGTAGCAATTGTCACTTTCATCAAGCGGTAAAGACTTGTATGTTGACGGGTCAACATAGTGAGTAGTCTGCAAAACGCTGTCGGGGATACGGATAACATACTCATCAGATGCAGACACATTTTTGTCAGCAACAATAATTTGATCCCTACCGTGGTAATTAACTCCGTCCAAAACAGTTGCAAACCAAAAGGTTTCACGACCCTGCTTTTTAGAGCAAAACACGGTAATGCGTGTGTTGTTTGTGAGCATTATCTCACCCCCTGATAAAGCAACCCTGTGCCGCTTAATTCCTGCTTGATAGCCTTGTACATTGCTCTTTTTTCACGCTCTGCAAGCTCATCGGCATTGTAATCATTGTTGTATGTAACGCTGTAACCGTCCGTTGATTCGGATTTGATGCCTTGAGGGATATTTGCCACACCTCCACGGATTTCGGCAACCGCCTCAGCGGCGGCACAGACTGCATTCTTTACCTGCTCCGTCACTTCGGGAATTTCTCCCATAATAACATAGTTTAAAAAGCGTTCCGCCTTGCGTGCATAGCGATTGAATTCTTCGGCGGTTAAATCACCGCCGAAAGAATCCTTGTAATAAGCATAATCCGCATACATTTTTAAGATACCTTAATGTTACGGAAAACACCGCACTTTGTTGTGTTTTTGAGAGCAACAGCGGCAACCATTTCAACCTCAGCCTTTTTAACCGCACCGGGGGCAGTAAGGTCAGGCATATATGTTTTGATGATTGACGAACCGCTGAGGGAAACACCGTGAAAAGCGTCAAGACCAAGCTGCACGGCATAAAGGTCGGTAAGACCTGTCACCTTTGAGCTTGATGCACCTGTTTCATAAATCGGCACACACGGTACTGTGGCAGAACCGTTGTAATAGTTACCCATATCGTAAAAAATGATATTGTCATAACCCTGAGCAGTTTTACCGAAAGCATCCTCGGCTCTTGTGAGATAGCCTGCACGCTGAGCTACGCTCTTGAGCTTGGCAATCAGCTTGCTATTGCCAAGAAGAAATGTAGGCTTGCCGTCAATGCCACCGATAAACTCATTAAGCATATCAATCATTGTCTGATAATTGCTTGTAAGATTTGCAGTTGTCGAAAGGTCAACTACAGTCTTATTAGATCCTGCATTGTACTCAGTGCTTGTGCCCTTGAGGAGAGTTGTAAGACCATCAAAGTCAACTGCCTTGTCAGTTTTTGAACCGTTGATACAGCAGTTCTGAAAATGGTTCTTCGTGGCAATTGTCATCTGTTCAAGCTGGAATGCAATCTCGTTTGTAGTTGCCTCCTGAACCACACGGTCAACTTCGCTTGCTCCGCCGAAGATTTTAAGGTCAACGCTCTTTTTGATTCTCTTGGCTTCATTCGCTGTGTACTCGCTGTTAATTGCTCTGCCTGCCGCTGTTGACGGTGTCTGTAACTGTAAATAACCGTATGTCATAGTAGAACCACCGACACCCGGTGAAACGCAATCATCAAATGTGAGTTCGTCCATAAACTGTGAGCCACGGCGAAGAGTATCAATAACCTCCTGTGTAACTTTGTCGGCTCTGCCAACGCTTGCTTCTGCTAATGTGATAGGCATTTTGTTTCCTCCTTATTTCTTGTAAAAATCTTCAACGGCGGATTTGATGTTAGAGCCTGATTTTGCTTTTGCTCCGCCTGTGGGTCCGCCGAGGTCAAGTTTCTTTTTTGGTTTTTCCTCTGACTTAAAGAGGAAAGGCTTTGACTGTTTCAGCTCTGCAAGCTGTTCGTCAAGTCCCGTGATACTGCCGTCCTCAGCCTGAGATACCTTTGACATATCAATGTTAGCCTTTACCGACACGAGGTCAGCCGCACCTGCGTTGTTGATTGCAGATTCAACCGCCTGTTCGAATTTGTAATCGTTGAGCTTTTTCTCACCCTCAGCCTGTGCCTGCTTAACCTTATCCTGCCAGTCGGGATCATAGCCCTCAAGATTTGCGTTTGCACTTGCAAGCTGATTTGATACATCATCGTACTTGTCCTTTTCGACATACTGACCGCCTGCAAGGTTGCCGAGCTTAACATCTGCCGCATTGTTTACCTTTTCGGCAAACTGTTCAAATGTCAAAGCTTCGCCGCCAAACAAGGCTTTTAAAATTTCCATTAAGTCCATTTGTTTGCTCCTTTCAATTTATTAGCAATTGTGTGTATGCTCAGATATTTGAGCAATATTAAAAGCCCCCGAAATTCGGGAGCTTATAACCATAATCTGTAATTTTAAGGGTAAAAGTAAAAGGGATGTTTCAAACACCCCTTTAATACCCTTTTAAATTCGTTTAATTTTGTTTTTATTCAATCAACTATGTAACTTTACCTTTTAGCAGTAAAGGCTTATACAAACTAATTTAAAGCCTCTTTTGTATTCGCATATACATTGTCATACAGTATATCGTCATATATCTTTTGAGCTTTTCTTCCAAGACTATTATAATCATAGCCATTATTTTCCCAGCAATCAGGATTCATGTCAAGCCAGTCAGAAAAAGCTACAAGGGCATTACGTACAGTAGTAGCTTCTAAGATTTTTTCAGGATTTGGAATATACTTTTTTATAAATTCTGCATTTTTCTCATTTATTACGATTGCCATAATATCATCCTCCTCCAAATGAAGTAGCCTGTATAAGTAACTTATCCGTTATACTATAAACGAAAGAACAACTTTTACCTGTAAATTTTACTCGTTTATCTAAGTACACCGAACCGTTTTTCTTCATACTTATAAAGCTCGGTTCAGAGATACTTATTGGATTTGCAATAGTGTCCTTTAATTGTTCTAAAGTTGTACCTAATCGCATATCTTTATGTTTTGTTGATGTTTGACCTAAAACTCTGTCAACAAAATGTGTAGTAAAATCCGTTATGTCATAATCAGGGTTACTGTTAATTTTCAGACCAACAAGTTCTCTTCTTATTTCATCAGCTTTACTTTCATATAAATCGAACCCTGTAAAAGGAGATATATTTCCTTCATCAATAGCTTTTACATAGCCTTTAAGAAGTTTATACCTTTCAATATCATTATACTTCACATTGTAATATTCTGCAAGTGTTTCAATGTTATTGATATTATGTTCTTTACTCCAAGTTCTGTAATACTTTTTAGCAACACCGGTAGATTTTTGAGAGGTACTTTTACCAAATCCGTAAACTTGCGAGCGTGAACCGTCAGGAAGTAATCCCGTCCTATTACAAAAATTATTCATCTCTGCTTCTTGCCGTTTTAGTTTAATCGCATACCGTTCAAAGTCTTCTTGTATAGCCTTTTGTAAGGACTCACTGTCGGTATTTGTTATACACTCATCTTGTGCGGCAAGTATGCGTTTCGTTTCACGGATTTTTCGCTCCATTGCTCTTTGTTGTTGTTCTGCTTCGTAAAGCGTGTGCATTGAGCCGTCAGGGTATTCAATATTTTTAGCGTTCAGTTCTTCAAGGTCTTTATCCGAATACATTCGGGACGAACCCTCAAAGTACGGATACCAATCGTGTCGGCAGTTCCAGCCTTTGAATCCGTCACCTGTGCCGTAACCAATATCAGATAAGGACAAGTAACCTCTTTGACCGCTCAGGCTTACAATCTGTCCCTGCCAAGCCGAGTGGCTCGGTCGAGCTCCTGCATGGGCGGTAATTTCCATAAGGTCACAGCCAAGCTCTTGGGCATTTGATAGGCATATCTGACCTGTGGTTTGACCTATGCCGGTCATAACATTACGCCGTACAGCAACATCAAGTCGGTCACGATGACCGGAGGGATAGATTACATACGCTCCGTCTTGAGCTACCTGTTTAATTGCATCGGCAATTGCCTGTTGCGGAGTAAATGCTCCGCTTGATGCTTTTAGTTCAGCAAGACTGCAGGCATTAATAAAGCTCGTTTGCGATGACACAGCTGTGGTCAGAGTAAGATTGCTAAGATTGCCCTGTGTCTTTTTGTAGCCTGCCTCAAGTAATTGCATTTGCACATCGGACACCTTGAGCGACTTTGGAGTTAAACCGTGTTGTCGGTAAATCTCGTTGTCATACTCCGTAGCCGTCACACCTGCATCTTCAAAGAGCTTTTTTAACTCTGATTCGGTCTTATCGCTGTATTTTGCAACGCTTGACAGCACATCAGAGTGCAGAGTACCAAGCTCCTGCATATGTTGGGCTTGCCATATACCTGTGTCGGTCATTGTTCCTGTTTTTGCAATTCTACGGGCAATGTCACGGACAATCTCCTCTTCAAGCTGTGAATATAGGTTGATGATATCATCAGCACAATGAGCAAGCTGTTCAGGGGTGAGCATTAAGAGCCACCGCCTTCATCAAAAAAACTTTGTACACCGCTTTCGGGTAACATTTCTGCCGCCTGTTTATCATCAACACCGTAACGCCACTTGAGATAATCGGTCTTTTTGCGGATTCCGCTGTTGACCTCGTTAATCTGTATTGCCTGCTCCTTGTCTTTATCCTCAAGCACACCGTCACCCCAATTAAAGCTAACTTCGTACTCTCCGCTTGGAGCAAGATTGCAGGCATCAGCCATAGCATTACACGCATATATGTAGTCTTCGAGCACTGCCTCAAGTGAGTGTTGCATATCAGATACAGCCGTATAGCTACGCTGTTTTGATGCTTTAACTTCTTCGGCTGTTTTGTCCACATTTTGTGGGTTCGATAATGTGCCGTAAGCAAGGGAGCAGTTAAACTCAATCTGTCTTTTTATTTCGTTTAGTCCATTTGAGTAGTTATCATCACGCAAAGTCGGGTTAAAAACTTCATAAAAAGACTTATCTTTGTTATCGTCTGCATCAATGTTAAATTTACGAAACAATCTGTCACGGGTTGACGGTGTTCCGTACGTATCTTCGCCCGGTCGCTGTCGGAGGACTTCTTCGCCTGCATCAACCGCAAGCTCGCCGCCTTCAAATTCCCACAAATATCTGTCCCACTGCAAGTCAGCCTCATTAAGCAACTTAATTGCTCGGCTGTAAACAGACACACCTAAAGGGCTGTCACTTTCGATGTTATTAGCAAAAGGTACAGACCAAAAAGCAAATAAAGGACGGTTAACATCGTTAATAACTATATATGGGTCAACTTTTGACCACATATCGCTGTCAAGATTTTCAGGTTTTATTTCCGCCCCGATGTTGTCGGGACTGGATGAAACAAAGAAGTGACTTTCAATCGTGTGCGATTTGTTCTCGTAACTGTAAGTCTGCTTTTCGACTCTTGTGTAATAGTTTTTGCCTTTTACCTCTTGATTAAAAAACACGGCAGCGGTAATTATGCCATTGCTGTAATTAAGAGGGATAAACTTGTCCTGTGTGATGCAATCGGGGAGGATTACACCGTTACGGACATACGGTTTAAACATTATGCCGCCGACCGCACAACCTGCCTCAAGCCTTACTCTGAGCTGTTCAAGCAATCTTTCGTACTGTTCTTGTAAATAATCTGCTCGCTCTGAGCCTGTTATTTCGCTCTCAAACTCTATCATAATTAACCGTGCAAATTCGGACGCTATCGTTGTACCGAGGTTAAGTGTCTTGTTGTGGCAATCTTTGCTCCAAGACGGCTCATCGGCATATATTTCAAGCCATACTTCCATAGCCTCTTCCATATTATCAAATTGATAATTGTTTGTAGCGTTTTCGGGGTCAAGTTTGTTTACGATACTTCTTAACCAACTTAAAAACACATATTTAGCACGCCTTTTCAACTGCTCACCTCCTTGTATTTAAATTCACGCTTTAGAACTGTATAAGCAAAATAGCGTATATCGTCCATTGCGTGGTCATTTTCCTTAACTACTTTGTCAACCTCAGCTTTATCGTCCCAGCGGTACATTCCGAACTCCTCTTGTGATGCCTTGCACTTAACGCCGATTTTAATTCTGCCGTCATTAAGCATTTGGCTCGTGGTTCGGATGCCGTTTATAACATCATTTTTCGCCGACTTAACAAAAAACTTGCCGTGCTTTTTGATTGTAGCTTTAAATGATGCGGCGGACGGGTCAATTATCACACGCTCTATGTATCGGTCACCTGCGAGCTTTTCAAGTTCTGCATAATGTTCCTCGTCCGTGCGTTGATAGCCCTCTTTTCGGCTGTTGTAGTAGTATTCATCCACTCTAATAGCCTCGTTATCGGTCACGCACCACAGTCCCATGGAGCAAGGGTTAATTGTTCCGTAATCCATTGATATGTACCACCGTCCGACAAGCTCATCGGGATTGCCGTCCCACAACTTATCCTTAATATGGTCATTGTAATCTTGGTAAACAAGACCCTCGGCAATAACCCACTCACCAAGGATAAAGCGGCGGTAAAATGTGCCTTGGTAAAGGCTGTAATACCGCTGTTTTACCTTGTCGGATAATGATAGGTTATCGTCCATTAAAAATTTAAGTCGCAAAGCGTGCTTTTCAGGAGCCTTTAAAACCCACTCACGATAAAACCAATGGTTAGGGTTATCGGGGTTGCAATTGAACCAAAACCTTGCACCCTCGATAGAGCAACGGGCAAGAGCCTGCTCAACAAATGACCTCGGCATCAAAGCAACCTCGTCAAGAAGGACACCTGCAAGCGTAACACCCTGAATCAAGTCCTGCGAGCTTTCGTCTTTACCGCCGAAAATGTAAAAGGTGTTAGATTTGCCGTCTTTGCTGATAGTCAGCAAATTTTCCGACCTCTTATCCTTGATATCGTAACGGTGTTTGAGCATATTGATAAGAGGCTTAATAACATTTCGTCTGCAAGAGCCTACGGTTTTACCACAAATAGCAAAGTTACAGTCAGCGAATGTTGCCATTGCCCAAAAAACAAAAGATATGCTCATGCTGACAGTTTTGCCCGAACGGACAGAGCCGTCTGCAATAACTGCATCGTATTTATCCTTTATGCCGTCAACTTTCCACCAGCTAAGTACTTTTAGCTGTTTTCTCGAAAAAGGCTTAAACTTCATCCTTAAAAGCCTCCTTGCCTGCACCTTCAAGTGCCTCAATCAATCCGTCATCAACGGTTGTTACTGTTTCAGGCTTAAAGTAATCTGCATACAGCTTAACAGCCCGTGTGTCGCCGTTCTGACATTTTTTAATCAGTGCCTGCCGAATTGCCGTCAGCTCATCATTTTCATATTTTGCAATTAAAGCATTTAACTTTTTGCGAAATTCCCTTGATTTTACAACTCCATAGGACAGAGCAAGTGATTTTAAATCTTCAACAATGTTAAATTCCTGCTTTGTGTTTGTATCCTTGAGCAATTGTTCAAGTTTTGACAGCTTATTCTTCATTTTGCACCTTCTTTCTTTTTTGCATAAAAATAAACACCCGTTAAAAGGTGTTTAAAAGCATTTTAATATATATAAAAACAGCGGTTTGCGTTAAATTTTAATGTCAGCCGTTATCACGATTTAGGAGGGATTGTTCCATGGGCAAACCGCTGTTTTTAACTTGGGTATAGCTCCGCCATCCGCTAACTTGAGGTTATCGGTAGCTTTGCTGTATGTCAGCCGTGTCACATCAAGCAGAGACGAATCAATCCGCTGTCTGTTCGGGCATTTGTTCGGTAAACGATACTGTAAGCTCAGTCGGCTCACCTGCAAGGGTAATTTTGATCGTTGCTTTCTTGTATCGTTTCTGTACTTTCACAATTTTATCTTTATTCTCAGCCAAAAATCCGCTGACAGTTTCGTAACCTTCACCAGTGAATTTAAGTACCGAGGGAGTTTTCAAAAGTTCGCTTAAAGTCAGAATAAATTCAGACTCTTTGTCGGTTAAAGGGATAGGACTTGTACCGCCGCCGAGTAATCTGATAATGTGTGGAATACCTTTGAATACATAATACTTTGACCACTCATAGTCCATACGGACAAATACATAGCCGTCAAAAAGTATATGCGGTTGGGTTATCCACTTGCCTTTTGAGCGTATCAGTTTGTTTTCAATCGGCACAATGGCATCATAACCACGATGTCGGAGCTGTTCGGCAACAGCGTGTTCTTGTCCTGTGTTTACATAAAGCACATACCACTTGATGTTCATCATCCTTGCTCCTTTGCTTTGAGCTTGTTGATTTCGTCCATAAGCTCGTTGTAGAGCCGTGGATTACTCTTTTTGATAGTGTCATAAAGCAGGCTCTGATTTTCTTCGAGGGCAATCTGCTTGTCTGACTTGACATCCGTGTCGGTCTTACGCTTGTATGTTACTGCTCTCGCAAGGGCAGTAGCCTGTCTTAAAAGGTCTTCGGCAGACACTTCATCGAATTGTCCTTCGTCAAGTTTTGAAATGGCATCAAAAACCTTTTGTGATGCCATTCTCAAAATAGCCTCTGCAGGGTCAATTTCAGGATAACGCTCAGTTTCGGTTAAAATCATACGAAAATTTTCCTGTGCAATTCTGAGCTGTTGAGAGTTAGCTAAAAAGCGTGATGCGTAACGGCTGACCGCCGCCTGCGACAACTGTTCGCCGTTATCAGCAAGGTATGACACAATTTCACGGTATGTCTGTCCGCTTACAAGCATCTGATCTACGGTGTCTTTGAGGTCAGAGGGCAGTTTGTCGATTTTTCCGCAAGCTCTGCGGTTGTTTCTGCCCATAGCTAAACCTCAACCGAGTTATCGGTGACGGAGCCTTCGAGGAGCTTAATGCCCTTTGATGAGAGTTTTGCCTCAAGTTCTTCATACGGCACATCTGCGATGTCGGCAGGCTCTTTTGTTTTGATATGACGGAGCAAGATGTACTCCGACAGAAAGAGGTAATTAACAGATGACAGGAAGTCATGTTCTGATACATTGCTGATTGCAAATTTGACATCAGACAGTTTTTCATAATTCACATGAAGTATGTTAATAGTTCTCAAAATCTGTCCGTTGTTCTGCACGAAGTTTCTTGCTTTGATTTTCTGCATATATACCTCAGCATCGTTAGTCATTGTTTTTACCTCCTCTTAAAAGCTCCAAAATGAGCTTGTTTTGTGTCTTTATTTCGTCCTTAACCTCGTTTATAGAGTTGTAATAATCCTTTTTTGTAAGGCAGGTGTCCTTGATTTGCTCAACATCAGTTTGCAACTTGCTGATAGATTTGTTGACATCGGTTTTAACATCTTTTAGTTCGCCTTTTGTTACATAGGACAGCTGAATTTCTTTGATTTCCTTGTCGTGTCTATCCGCTTCGTTAATTGTTCTTTTGAGAAAAAAGCTGATAATAGCGATAGCTCCCGAAATGATAAGACCGAAGAGCCACCAAGTGTCTGTTGCAAAATTCATAATATATTACTCCAAAAAAATAAGGTATCATTAAGTCAAGTCTGTAACTTAATAATACCTTATAAAACCGTACTCCCGTAGAGGAAGAATATCCTATTTTTTCTTCATTGTTATATATCATCAAAAATACTTAACTGACCGTCAAGGTTACCGTTTGAGCATATGATTCTCACATATCTTTCTGATAAATCATACTCTCTTGCAAGCTGACTGCTGTTGTATCCATTATACTTTGCTTTGATTTCAGCGTTGCGTTCGAGTTTTTGCAGCTCGCTGTATTTTTGTATGTATATCGTGTCACCGCCAAATGATTTACAGAGTTTAATGTAACTTTCAATGCCTATTGTTTCGGCGATGTCCCTTTGCGTACCTACCAAATCATCAAGATTTATTTTCACCAGCCTTCCTCCTTTGAGCACTGTCAATGTACTTTTTAAGTTTTTCAATCAAGGTTACACCCTGATTATATGTCAGCCACCTAAAAGGCTGCTTTGATGTACAGTCAATTT